TATGCAATGAGTGATGATTTTCAGATACTTTTATTTGCATATTCCGTTGATGGCCAAGATGTAAAAATAATAGACCTTGCTCAAGGTGAAGCTATTCCTAAAGAAGTATTAGCCCTTTTAAAAGATGAGTCTTGTATTAAGTATGCATACAATGCTGTCTTTGAATGGTGGTGTCTGAACATGGCTGGAATAGAAACTCCACTAGAGCAATGGCATTGTACTATGGTACACGGTCTCTATTGTGGATATACTGCAGGTCTTGCTGCAATAGGTAATGCAATGGGTTTACCACAAGATAAGAAAAAATTAACTACTGGTAGTGCTTTAATAAGATACTTCTGCATACCTTGTAACCCTACTAAGAGCAATGGGAATAGGACTAGAAACTTGCCTCAACATGCTCCAGAAAAATGGGAGCTATTTAAAGAATACTGTATACAAGACGTAGTTACAGAAATGGAGATAGGCAGAAGATTAAGTGCTTTTCCTGTCCCTGACAGGGAATGGAAACTTTGGGTACTGGATACATTCATGAATGCATACGGAGTAAGAATTGATAGTGAGTTAGTGAATGGTGCTCTGTATATAGACGCATTATCAAGGGCTAATTTACTAGAAGAAGCAAGAGAGATAACAAAGTTAGACAATCCCAATTCTACAAGTCAATTACTAAATTGGTTAGAAGAAGCAGGAGAAGAAGTTGAGAATTTGCAAAAAGCTACAGTTGAAAAAATGGTAGATACTTTAGAAGATGGAAAAGCAAAAAGAGTATTAGAAATAAGGCAAGAATTATCTAAAACATCTGTTAAGAAATATAAAGCTATGGACGAAGCTATGTGTAAAGATGAAAGAGTAAGAGGACTATTGCAATTTTATGGAGCCAATAGAACTGGAAGATATGCAGGAAGATTAGTTCAAGTACAGAACTTGCCTCGTAACTATATAGAAACTTTAGATGTAGCTAGAGATGTTATTAAAAGAGGTGATGGTGAACTATTAGAAATGCTTTATGGAAATATACCTGATACCTTATCACAGCTTATCAGAACAGCATTTATCCCCTCTGAGGGCAATCATTTTGTTGTGTCAGACTTCTCAGCAATAGAGGCAAGAGTTATAGCATGGCTTGCTGGAGAAGAGTGGAGAATGGAAGTGTTTAAAACTCATGGAAAAATCTATGAGGCCTCAGCATCTCAGATGTTTGGAGTACCAATAAATACCATCGCAAAAGGTGAAGAAAACTATCACCTTAGAGCTAAAGGTAAAGTTGCAGAACTTGCACTAGGTTACCAAGGTAGTGTTGGAGCTTTAACTGCTATGGGTGCAGCTGATATGGGTCTGACAGATGAAGAAATGAAGGACATTGTAGACAGATGGAGAAAATCATCAAAAAGAATTGTGGAGTTGTGGTATGCATTAGAGAATGCTGCTGTGGAAGTATTGGAGACAGGAGAACCTCAAATGGTTAAGTGTGTAAAGTTAGCTAAAGAGTATGATTTTATTTATGGTCAAGACTTTTTCACAATAGAATTGCCAAGTGGTAGAAAACTTTTCTATCCAAAACCTTTTTTAAAAGAAAACCAGTTTGGACAAATGCAGATGCATTACATGGGGATTAATCAAACATCTAAGAAGTGGGAAGTTATCCCAACTTATGGTGGTAAATTAACGGAAAACATTGTACAAGCTATTGCAAGAGACTGCTTAGCAGAAACATTGTTAAGAGTAAAAGATAAAGGTTGGCCAATAGTGTTCCACGTGCATGACGAGATAATACTAGATGTTCCAAAGTCTGTAGAGTTAGAAGAAGTTATAAAAACTATGACAGAAGAAATTAGTTGGGCAAAAGGATTAATATTAAATGCTGCTGGATTTACCGGTAGTTATTATATGAAAGATTAGGAGGAAATTATGCATATAGGAAGAAAAATAAAAAAATTTAGAGATGAAAATAAAATATCACAAACAGAATTTGCTACAAAAATAGGAGTTACACAAGCCTTTTTATCACATTTAGAAAATGAAAGACTTAATATAGAGAGTCCTACTCTCGAAAAGAAAATACTAGTTGCAATTGGAGAAGAAACAGGCCCAGAAAATAAGGTAGAAAAGCCTGAGAAAGAAGTACCAATGAATGATAATGTTCACTCGCCAAAGCATTACATGATTCCAGGTTGTAATTTTGAATGTAAAGACTTATCTGATGTTATTGTTAGAGACATGCCTAACCCTTTAGGAACTAGAATTTGGAATGTGATTAAATACCTGGTTCGTGCTGAAAAAAAGAATGGGAAAGAGGATTACAACAAGGCAGTTGAATACCTGTCTTGGATAGAAAAAGGGAATGAAGCAGATGAATATGATAACGAAAATACTTTAGACAGCATCGCAAATAAATTAGATACAGACTGGACAACTATAATATTTGGAATTTGTGGAGAAATGCCAACTAAAAAAGCTCTACTAATGAATGAAACTTTTAGAAATATAATCGCTCTAAAAATTCCTGATGCAATTAATTGTGTAAATAAAATAATAGAACTTGGATAAAAGGAGATAGCGGATGGAGAACTCGAGAAAATTAATAATATCTGAAGCAAATAACAGACACTCTAAGCAATGGGTAACAACTGAAATTACCTGGTCTGAATTTGTGGATAGATTAGGAAAACCTAAAATATCAACTGAAACACTTGATGAGTTCTTATCTTATTCTAAGGCTAAGCAAGATGATATTAAGGACGTTGGTGGCTTTGTTGGTGGAAAATTAAAAGGAAATCTTAGAAGAAGTGAAGCTGTCGAAAGCAGAAGTTTAATTACTCTTGACTTAGATAACTTAGCTTATGAAGATGACACTAAGATTATAAAAACTCTTAATAGTTTAGGCTGTGCTTATGCAGTGTACAGCACTCGTAAGCACCAAACTACTAAGCCCAGAATTAGAGTTATTTTGCCATTAGCCGAAGATGTATCTGCTGATGAGTATGAACCGATAGCAAGAAAGGTAGCAGAGTCTATAGGATTACGTTATTGTGATCCTACTACCTTTCAAGCTGTCAGGTTAATGTATTGGCCAAGCCATTCTACTGACAGTGATTATGTTTTTACCTATGCTGACAAACCTATGCTTGATGGTAAGGCAGTCCTTAACATGTATGCTGATTGGAGAGATGTAACAACATGGCCAGAAGTTCCTGATGCTCAAAAGCATCATTTGACTTTGCTGAAGCAACAAGAAAACCCACTAGAAAAAGAGGGAATGGTAGGGGCTTTTTGTAGAAGGTTTAATATTTACCAAGCAATAGATGAGTTTTTACCTGGAGTATATGAACCCTGTGATGTAGCTGATAGATTAACTTTTATAGGTGGAAGTACTACTGCTGGAGCTATTGTATATCAAGATGGATTATTCCTATACTCGCATCATGCAACAGACCCTTGTAGTCAAAAATTAGTAAATGCTTTTGACTTAGTAAGATTACATAAATTCGGTCATTTGGATATCCAAGCAGATATTAAAACTCCTGTGGCCAAACTACCTTCTTGGCTAGCTATGAAAGAATGGGTATTCGCTAAGACTCCAGTTAATTCAGATTTACTTAAAGAGAGAAGGCAAAAAGCAATATCTGAATTCTCTGTCTCTAATAATCCTAATGTAGATACAGTTGAAGGTATAGTAGTTGAAGAAGATGATAGCTGGACAGCAGAACTTGTATATAATGCTAAAGATAGTTCTAAAGTACTTAATACTCTTGCTAATATAATGCTGATTTTAAGAAATGATAGAGAACTAAAATTTAAAATTTTCAAGGATATATTTTCTTCAAGAATACTTGTAAGAAAAGATGTACCTTGGGATAGAAAATTTGAAGCTGATGATAGGTTGTGGACCGATACAGATGACGCTGGTCTTAGATGGTATTTAGAGAGTACTTATGGTATCACGTCTACAAATAAAATTATAGATGGAGTTAATCTGATTGCAGAAGAAAATGCAGAAAATAAGGTTGCTACTAGGATTCAATCAACTTTATGGGATGGGGAAAAAAGACTAGAAACTTTATTTATAGATTACCTAGGTTGTGAAGATAATGTATACACTAGAGAAGTTTCTGAAAAATCATTGGTAGCTGCAGCTAAAAGAGCTATTTATGGTGGGATTAAATGGGATAATATGCCTATTCTAATCGGGCCACAAGGTGTAGGTAAGAGTACATTTTTAAAAATATTAGGTATGGACTGGTATAACGATAGTTTGGTTAATGTGGAAGGTAAAGATGCTTGTGAGTTAATCCAGGGAAGTTGGATTCTGGAAATGGGAGAACTTAGTTCTTTAAGAAAATCTGAAATGAACTTAGTTAAAAACTTTTTAAGTAGAACTGATGATGTCTTTAGAGCATCGTATGGGCGTAGAGCCCAAAAATATCCAAGAAGATGCGCATTCTTTGGAACTGCAAATGATACTAACTTTTTAAGAGATGAAACAGGGAATAGAAGATTTTGGCCAATAGATTGTTTTATTCATAAGCCAGTGAAATCTATCTTTAATGACTTGAAAGATGAGTTAGATCAGATATGGGCTGAAGCTTGTGAACTTGCAAAAGATAAATCTTATAGTTTAGTTCTATCAAAAGAAGCCTTAGAAATAGCAATAAAAGAACAGGATTCCCATTCTGAAGATAACGTATACAAAGGAATTATCTTAGATTACTTAGATAAGAAAATTCCAAAAAATGCTTGGGATAGTATGGACCTATTTGCAAGAAGAACATATCTGAATGAATATGATTCCACAATTCTACAATATGATGAAAGTGATTTAATATTAAGAGATAAGGTTTGTGCTGCTGAAATATGGGAAGAAGCCTTAAAAATGGATATTAGATATCTAAAAAAGAGTGATAGTGTTGAAATTAATAAGATTTTATCTTCTCTATTTCAATGGGAAAAAGTAAAACAAGCATCAAGATTTGGAAAATATGGAGTTCAAAGAGGATATAAAAGAAAAATTGAATCTTAAAATTTTTGTAACATTCTAGGTGTAACATTCTCAAAAATGTAACATTCTATAAGAAAGACTTGTAACATTCTTTTTTATTGTTACATAGAATGTTACATAGAATGTTACATAAAAAAACATTGGTATTATTAGTATTATTATATATTTGTAACATTGTAACATTCTTTTCTATATTAATATATAAAAATAAAGAAATTAAAGGGTATTTACGGTCTATAAAATCTATAAATCCTATATTTATATATATCTATAAGGAAAAAAGGGTGAGAATGTTACATTTGAGATTGGAGAAAATTCATGAAAAAAAGTGAAAGAGAGATTGAAGCATATTTAGTTAAAAGAGTAAAAGATAAAAAAGGCTTGTGTATGAAGTGGACTTCTCCAGGAAATGCAGGAGTACCTGACAGGATAGTCATAGTTCCAGGAGGAGATGTCTATTTTGTGGAGTTAAAAGCAGAGGGTAAAAGAGAGAATTTATCCCCTTTACAGAGAAATTTTATAAATAAACTTAAAAACTTAAATTGTGATGCAAGAGTTATAGCATCTTTCAAAGAAGTGGACGAGTTTATAGAGGAGGTGATGTCTAAATGAAGTTTATAGCACATGAATACCAAAAATACTGCATTGATAGAATGATTAGCGATGACAAGTTAGGGCTTATGCTGGATATGGGCTTAGGTTAGGAAAAACCATCATAACTCTATCTGCAATAGCAGATTTGAAATTTAATAGATTTGAAGTAGGAAAGGTATTAATAATAGCCCCAAAAAAAGTCGCAGAGGCTACCTGGACTGATGAGATAGCAAAGTGGGACCATTTATCCCTATTAAAAACATCTCTTGTTTTAGGGGGTCTACAGAAGCGTATAAAGGCACTTGCAAAAACAGCAGATATTTATGTGATAAATAGAGAGAATGTTACCTGGTTAGTCGATTACTATAAAAATGCATGGCCATTCGATATGGTGGTACTTGACGAGTGGTCTAGTTTTAAAAACCATCAATCAAAAAGATTCAAAAGTTTGAAAGTTATCAGGAATAAGATAACAAGAATTGTTGGACTTACGGGGACACCTGCACCTAATGGGTTGATAGACTTATGGGCTCAATTGTATCTACTGGATCAAGGTGAAAGATTAGAAAAGACAATAGGGAAATTTAGAGAAAGATATTTTGAACCAGGGCAAAGGAATAGAACTGTAATTTTTAATTATGATGCCAAGGAAGGATCCAATGAAGCCATACATGAAAAGATATCTGACATCTGTATCTCTATGAAAGCAGAAGACTATTTGGAACTACCTGACATAATCTATGAACAAGTACCTGTAGTTTTAGATAGCAAGGCTAAGAAGTCTTATGATGAGCTTGAGAAAAAAGCTATACTTGAACTTGAAGACACTGAAATTACAGTTGCAAATGCAGCGGCACTTTCTAACAAGTTACTTCAGTTAGCGAATGGAGCTATCTATGATGAGAATAGAAAAGTCTTTGAAGTCCATGACTGTAAGATTGAAAGATTTTTAGAGCTGATAGAACAGTTAAATGGGAAACCTGCACTAGTATTCTATAATTTCCAACATGACAAGGACAGAATAATTGAAGCTTTGAAAGACTCGAAATTGAGAATAAGACTTTTGAAAACTCCACAAGACCAACTAGATTGGAACAAGGGAGAAATTGATATACTACTAGCCCACCCAGCAAGTGCGGCTTATGGACTTAACTTACAAGCTGGAGGTAATCATGTGATATGGTTTGGACTTAACTGGAGCTTGGAATTATATCAGCAGGCTAACAAAAGACTACACAGACAAGGGCAGACAGAAAAAGTAATAATTCACCATTTGGTTTGTAAAGAAACTAGAGATGAAGACGTAATGGAAGCTTTACAAAACAAAGGAGATGTACAAGATGCACTTGTTGAGAGCTTGAAAGTTAGAATTAAAAAAGTTAAAGAAGCAAATAAGAAGTGATGCATACGAGAAAAACAAGAGTTGTACACAAAGATGGAGATATGCAAGGTATTACATTAATTTATCTTATAAACAAATATCTAAAAATTAACAGAGAACTTTGGGATAAAGATGGTATGGTTCTAAATAGATATTACAAAGCTATTTTGACAAGAACTATAAAAGCATCAGATAAAATCATTGATAAATTTAAGAATCAGATTAATTACAAAGTTGAAAAAGATGTTATCAAGATCTTAGATGAAGTATTTGCAGAATGTGAACACAAAGAAACAGGAGATAATTTAGAACTTCTTAGGACTATGTTTCTTGTAATTATGATGTTTGGAACTGTTAATTCGCATAAAAGAAACATGATAGGAGTAGTTCTGAAATCTATGATAACAGATGTATTTAATGCATTTGAAGATTTTAAAACTATGTGGCTTAGAGAAATTGATGATAGTGTTGTGAGACTGGAGGAAGCTGGTGCATGCTGATGATAAAGAATTGTTTGATGCTTTAGTTTTAGCTATTATTTCGAGGAGGGATCCTATGAGAAAATTTAAAGGAATATATTTTTATATAAATAATTCCAGAGTTGAGAAAACACAGGACTATGGAAATGATTTAGATAATGAAAGATATGATTTAGGGAATTATTTTTTATTTTCTGACGAAGCTAAGCAAGTTTTAAAATCTAAAGAATATATAGAGTTTTGGAGTAAAGTTAGAAATAACGAAATAGGAGGCTAAGATGTTATTAAAAAAAATAATAATGTTTTTATTATTAATGCCTATTGGGGCGATAGTAGGAACGGGACTTACAATAATATTGGCTATGATTGTACAATGGTTTTTAAATAAATTCGATTAGGAGGAGAGATTGGAGAATGATTAAAATAATAAAAAATAGTGAAATAAATAAAACAACAAGATATAGATTTTATGCAACTAGATGTAATTCTTGTAACGAAACTAGTAATGTAAATGTATTAGAAGTTATGGAAGATAACTCTAATACAAGAACACTAATCAGTATTTGTGATAAATGCTTA